TTTATCAGGATTGTTAGGGAAATTCGCAGGACATGGCGCCTTTACTCCGAAATTTTCACCACTACCTGAATAACATTCTAATAATGTTAATTGATCACATGTTAAAGACCCTAACACCGCATCACTGACACCACTACCATCATCTTCGAAATCTTGTAAATTATTTGTAGTATCTGTAGGTTGCATGTTAAACACCGGTATAGTAATAACACCTCCTGTATCCAATAACTTATACATTAAAAAGTTATCATTTAGGTGTAAAGAAAATGATGTGTTACCCGAAACTTGAACTACATCTGAAGTTGGTAATCTGTCTGATCTGAGTATTAATCTATCTGAGTTTACCATGTTAGTATTAGGTGTATAATCTAAATGATAAGTGGGGGAAAAAACTCTACTGTGTCTATTTTGTTGTTGTGTTGGCATAGAGACTTGTTGAGGTTCATAACCCGCTAACAAAGTTCCACCCTCAATATTACCTTGTGGTGATGTTGCACATGTAGGTTGAGGAGTTAAAGATCCGTTCCATGCCCCTGAACAAACTTCATAATCTAAAATTATTCCACTAGCGTCTAATTTAACTGCCGCCTGTACAAACCAAGTATATTGTCCAGTTGTCGCATCATAATAGTCGTACCTCATAGGAACCCACAGAAAATCATTTATAGTTGTGTTGAAAACACCGTCCATTGGTATGTTTCCGGGACTATTTGGTCCGACATATTGTGTGTAGAAAATATCACCAACATTTAAGAATGGTGATGTTGTTACGACACCATAACCTGTACTAAAGTTTTCACAAGCACCAACACCAAATTGACATGGTATACCAATAGGTATACCCGAACAAGAAGTCTGATATGCATAATTGTTCGAAGGGTCTGTGTTAGAATAAAAAGCGTACCCATCTGCAACAGGTCTTGTCCATGTATAAAGTTGTGTTGTTGATTGAATGGATCCAAACTGAAAACCTATAGTACTCTTTCCAAGTTCGGGCCCATTACATGCAATGTCAGAATAAACCCCAGCAGGTAGTGTAAATTGATTTAAAGCATAGGTATCACCAAAGTACGCAGGTGACCCAAATCGTGATTTATCTGTGGAATTGTAATATTTTAAAATGTTGTTTGTAAATGCCGAAAAAACAGAAGGTTGTACCGAAAACGAGAATGGTATGTGAAACAACTTATTATTATTATTTGTGGTTGTTTCATGTGTTTCCGGTGTTTTATAGTCGTTTCTCCATGGTAAATTTAAATTTGTATTTGACTGTATTGGAATATTCAAATAATAACTGCCTTCAACAATAGGTCCTTGTGTAAAATTATACCCAAACAATTTAGAAAGGTCATATTTTATGTTTTGTTTTTGAGTATAAGGATCAACTCCCCTTGAAAGAAATATAATCTCCTGATCACCAAATAAGTCGTACGCCTGTAGTGGGGTTGAAATAAATGTTTGGAGGTTCGAGTTTTGCGGTAATTGTGGGACAGAATGATAATAGGCTCTCTGAGTTTTAGCAAAAAGATACTTGTTTAAAAGTGAGTTGACATTATTTTGATTTGTAAGACCAGAATATTGACTGACAGTCCCTCCTGTTATTACTTGGAAGTACTCATTCCCTGCAACAAAATTATAAGGTTTTCCATCTTCAGTAATTTTTAACTTCAATGTTGCAGTCTGTATGGTTCCACCTGTTGTCACATACTGTACAGTTTTATTAACAAGCGCCACTTGGTTGGGATTGGTACTACCTGTAATACTTTTAGTTTGGAACTGATTCAAAGTAGCCCCTGTTAAGTTAGGATCTTGTATTTTTGATATGTCATGGAAAGAAATTAAATCTCCAGGTAATAATGTTTGAAGTGTTCCCGCATCACAAACTACCATGAGAACTGAGTCTGTAAATGGTGTTGATGGCTGAGGAATTAAACCATTTGGTGGTGTATTAAATACTGTAGTTCTTATTATATTTTCACCCTCAAAGTACCTTATTCTTAAATTAGCCATGTTCAAAGACTGTGATAATGTAACATCATTTCCTAAGTACTTATAACTCGAGGCTTGGTTTGGCCATTCCAAAATAGGAAGTTTTGTTAACTTTTGGTCCATTATATTACTATTGAATGTTGAACCTGGTAAAAATTGGTACCCAGCTAAAACCTGTCTTAATCCATTGTTTTGTCCTTCTGTACTGGTAGTACTTACAACCAAACCTTCAAAAGAAGACACTGAATTTGAATTTATTAGTTGACTATAATTGCCCTGTGAAATAAGGAAATTCTGAAATGGATTAAAGTTAGTAGTAGTATTAAGTGACGCATCCTCACAGTTACAAGCTTCACAATCAGGATATGACATCATGGGTAATGAAATTCTTTTGAATGGATTGTTTTCTTCAAGTTTATCTAAAACTGCCTTGTTACACCCACCTTCAGGTTTATTCCCATTGGTTAGCCAGTTTATAGCCTTACATATTGCAAAAACAACATCATTGATAAAATCTATTATAGAATTTATGAATTTTACTATAATTGGATATATTAACGCCAAAATATGTAAAATAACAATTATAGAAGCTAATAATGGTGATAGTAATGTTATTAACAAATTAAATAAGAAAAATATAAAATCAAAATTTCTAACTCCATCATTCACTGGAAATCTATTTGTTGTTGTTGAACATGCCCTATCTGTTATTTCCTTTATTCCTAAATGTCTTGCTCTATTATATCCCCATTTCCATCTATCAATAAAATTTGCAACAGTATAAACTCGATTGAAGTTCATTTCAAAGAATCTATCTTCACAGTTGATCGCCTCCTGAATCATTTGGTTTCCGATAGTTGTTGCAGTATCTCCATAATCATTCCAGTCTAAACTAAAGGCATATGATTGTTTTTGAAGGGTATCTGAAAGAGGTGCTTCAGATTGTGTAAGTGACCAACCGTATTCTTTAATATTAGGTACTAAGTAGTCAGCTCTCATGGCATTATTTTCTAACCCATCTTCATTTTGGTATTGGATCCTGAATCTGTACTTGCCCTTGGTTGGTATACCAATTGTAGGGTCATTCGATATAATCTGGTCTCCGAACTCATTTGTAGTTACAAAATCAAAGTTCATCGGCACTTCAATTAACCATGTTCCATTATCATCAATGACATTTCCTCCGTCTTCAAATCTATACTCTTCTAAAACCGGTAATCCTTGACTGTCGTTAAAAACTGTTTGTCTTAATGCTAAAATTTTCCCAGCACCTGTAACTAAATCACAAAGATTACCTGAATCGAATTTTGGTTTACAATTCACATTTAAAACATCATCTTCACTAGTCGAAAACAAAGATCCCATGAAAATTGATTGAGGTACTATCTCTATACCTGAGTCCCTTAAATCAAAGTCAATTCTTGTAATACCAACATTACATATGTTTTCTTCACCCCAAAATGCGGCAACTTCAACATCTTTAGCTTGATTAACTATTTGTGGTAATGAATCTAAATTTTCAGATGATCTAAAATTAGGGCCAGCAAATTGTGATTTAACACCAAGACCTTGTCTAACTAAATCTGTAGGTCTTTGGGAAAAACATCCGATATTAGATAAGTCTAAATCCATTACGATCGTCTGAATACCTAAAGGTACTCCAACTATCATAAAGTCACCACTATCGTTAGTTCTTACGGTGTACTTGTAGTATTTTTCATATACTTCTAATACTTCTTTTCTTGTTAAAACTTCTTCAATATCAGGAAAAGTACCTGTCGGTGTATGTCCTCCGTACTCTTGTACATAAGGTAAAAGGTTATATCTATAACCTTCGTCATTTTTATCTGTGATTGTTTTATATGGGTATAATGTTGATATTACAGGGTCTGTTTCATCTTCTGTGGTGAGTGGTACAAAAACAGATATTGGTACATTTGGTACTCCGTAACCGCCATTTGCAATTACCCTACCTACTACAACACCATAATCGGCACAAAAACGAGTATAAACATCTTCTTGTTTTAATTTCAACGACAAGATTTCTATTAAGTCAAAATCTTGTTGGATGTCAATTCGGATGTTTTTATCGATTCCAGGCGTTGTTCTAATTCTATAACTTTTGGACATAATATCGTTTAAAAATAAATAGTCTTTTTGACTATTTTAAAAGTAACACGGTTTGGGTTAAAATAAACAATCTTAACTATAATCTACTGTTGTTATATTTTTAACCCTTACTTTTATGTCTTTATTTGGGAATCTTACTTGGTAAATTTGATCGGGCTCTGCAAAAATAGTGTCATCAATAAGTTCAATTTGTTTAGTTGCAACATCTACATATCTTTGTGATGTTTCAGATGATGAGTATTGACCGCCAACTCTATTATATACTCTTATTTCAGATAATGTATTAACTCCTTCTATTCCTTGAACGATTTGTCTAATTTCTGAAACATTAACATTTTCACCTAACTCCCTTGTAGATGGTGCCATGTAAGTTGTTACATTATCAATTATTTGTGTGATGACTTGACTTTGTGATCCTGCAGCGGTTAAAACAACAAAGAACTCAAATTCCAAATCTATAACTTTAGCGACTTCAATTGAAATATAATCGTTAATCATTCTATACTTCGATAGATAAGTTGCCAAATTTGTTTTAAGATTATTCGAGACTGTTTGTGTTAGAGCACCTTGTGTGTCGAAAGAAAGGATCTTCACCAAAATTTTATTGTTGAATTCTGATATCGACACTTTAGCTGGGGCACCGTATTGTCCTGGCATTGTATCAATTAGAGACTTGTAGTCATTTATTGTTACCGCTCTTTTTTGTGCCGCAAAGTTATATGTAACCATATTTCTTACCTCGTTAACTGAAGGTTGGTTTGCTCCTCCGATTGCCGCAGTCACATTATTAACTCTAATCGATTGTATGGTATTGTTATTGACAACCGCTGAGGGTCCGTTTACTGCAAAATCAACTAATGCAACTTGATTGATCGCACCAACACCAACATTACTAGCCAATCCACCACCTGTCCTATATTGAACAAACAAAGTAGTATTTGGTCTTACTGTTAAACCTAAACCTATGTTATTTTGATAATTTTGTATTTTTAGTGGAACACCTGTTTTAGTAAATTGATTTAGTTGTTCTTCAGGTGTTACAGTCCCATTACCAAATTGAATTCTTAAAAATCCCTCGGGGGTGTATTCAGTAATGAATCGATTATCTGTTTTTAAATACCTTCCTACTTTTACGCCAGCGTCATCAACAGGTTTAGTTGGGTCCTCGATAAATACTGTATTTTCTACTAATGAATCAACCTCATACCATCTGTTTGGTGAAGTTTGGAATTCAGTGAAGGATGGTGTTGATTGGTAATCAGTACCGTCTTTTTGTATTATCGATGTCACACCTAAGACATTTTTTTCAGGTAAGAAAAAACTAAAGAAAGGTATTACTTCTGCAGGGGTAATTACCTTTTTGAATACTTGGGTACTACCATTGACAACAATTTCTCGTTTTGTAATTATGTAGCTTGATGGTGCAGAATTATCATCACTGAATTGTGGTATTTTTGTTCTGTTCACAAACCCTTCTCTGTTAAATTGAGTTGAGAAATCAATGTCATATACGGTTTCAAATGTCGTTCCTCCACCGTTGAATTGGGCTCCGGCTCTTAATATACCTAAATATCTTACATCTTCAGAGTCACCTAAAGCAGGTATAGTTATCGAAATATCAACCAAAGCAACAGAAGGTCTAAATCCAGGTACTTTTAGTCCATAGGTTCTAGCAATGTTAAATATAGAAGATCTTTGTTGTGCAAACTGTAAAACGGTTTCTTGTATACTCCTATCTATATGAAAATGCAAATTGTCACCAATCGCAGCATTCAAATCCATCAGTACTGAAAATACAGACGCATCATTAAAATTTTGTATTAATTCTGGATAATACTGTTGGGTATAATCTATGAGGTCTTGTCTTAACGCTTCAAAATCTCTGTCAGTATATGCAATTCTTCTATTTGCCATAGTTTATAAATTGATGATAACGAATTGTCTTGTTCCGAAAGCACTGCTTTCGTCAACATATTCTATTTTTATTTTTGCTGTGTACTCTTCAGTATTTGCTCCAGGAATAGCATAAACAGGAATGTCTTGTTCAGGAACAACTAACTCACCTAAAGATGGTTCAGAATTAACATATGGTTCTATACTTATATTTTGAATAGTAAGATTAGGAATAAATGTAGATATTGATTCTTCTATTTCACTTCTCAGTGTTGAAAAGGTATCCCCATCTAAAGGTTCAAAAATATATTCATACAATCTTGTACCAAAATTTGGTAGATAGTATCTTGATCCTTTCCTTGTTAGTAACAGATGGACCAAATCAGTTCTGATTTCTTCATCTGGTGTTTCCGATAGAGATAGGTATTGACCTTTTAAACTCTGTCTTAAAGGAAAATTAATACCATATGTTATTCCGTTTGCCATATTAAATAAATATAATGTTGCTATTTTTTGAATAAATAGATTAAAAACAAAAAAGTCCGATTACTCGGACTTTAAGATTATGATGAACAACCAAAACATTCAAAATCAGAATTTTCAGGTTTTGGTGGTAAGTTTACATATTCAACTTTAGGCACTTCATTTTTTTGTTTAATTTCTTTTTTTGAAATATCTACCGCTAAATGTTTGGCTCCCGTAGAAATCGCCTTTGTTCTAACATAATAACAAAGTGTTTTCAATCCACTTTCCCAAGAATGAAAATGTGACGATGTAATCTTTGAAAGTGTTGGATTTGACATGTAAATGTTCATTGATTGAGACTGATCAATAAATGGTGCTCTATCTGAAGCCATATCGATAAGTTGTTTTTGTGAAATCTCCCAAATAGTTTTATATTTTGGAATAAGGTGTTCAATTCGTTTAACTTTCTTATTGTAATTCTTATCCTCGGGATCTAAATAATTATTGAAGTTAATGTTTTGAATTGATCCTTCATTAATAATTATTTCGTTTTTAAGGTCTTCACTCCAAATTCCAATTTTTTCAAAATCATTAATTAGATATTTGTTAACAATCATAATTTCTCCACCAACAACTCGTCTGTTAAAGATCGCAGAATGTGCCGGTTCAGTCATTTCATAAGAACCTGTAATTTTTGCAGATGATGCTACAGGCATTTGTGCAGTAAACAATGAATTACATACTCCGTGTTCCATAACACTTTGTTTTAATTTTTTCCAATCCCACATACCTGATAGATTTGATTGGTCAACATCCCACATATCAAACTGAAAATTTCCTTGTGACATTGGTGACCCTTTGAAGAAGTCATATGGTTTATATTGTCCGTCAATACACAACTGATTACTTTCATAAATCGCGGCGTAATAAATGGTCTCAAAAATATCTCTGTTTAATTTTTTAGCGTCGTCCGATGTGAATATATAATCCATTAAATAGAATACATCCGCTAATCCCTGAGTACCAATAGCTATCGCTCTTTGCTCTAAACCGCCTTTTCTACCTTTTTCTGTTGAGTAATTGTTAATATCCACAACTTTATTTAAAGATCTTACAACTTTTCTAACTTCACTAAAAAGAAGTTCAAAATCAAACTTACCGGATTTAATAAAGTTTTTTAAAACCATTGATGAAAGTGTGCATATGGCCGTCGTGTTTTCATCTGTATATTGATAAATCTCATTACAAAGATTTGATTGCTTGATTACTCCAATATTTTGGTGATTGGTTTTTCTATTTGCACTATCCTTTGAACATAGATAAGGCACTCCTGTCTCTACTTGTGATTCAATAATTTTAGTCCAAATATCTTGAGCCTTAACTTTTTTACCCAAACCTAAGTTAACTGCTTGGTTATAAACCTCTTCATATTCCTCACCATAACATTCTTGAAGTGGTTTAAGTCCTGCCTTATTAATATCATTAGGACAAAACAAATACCATTCAGAATTGTTTTTAACTGCCCTCATAAAGTTGTCAGGAATCCACAAAGCGGTGAATAAGTCTCTTGCTCTTAATTCTTCTGCTCCCGTATTCTTTTTAATATCCAATAAATCGAAAATATCTTTATGCCAAGGCTCAAGGTAGATTGCCGCAGAACCAGGTCTACGACCTTGTTGGTTAAAGAACCTAAGAGATTCATTAACAATTTTAAGATATTTCAATAACCCACCAGCATAACCACCTGAACTTGATATTCTACTCTCTTTACTACGGATATTGGACATTGAAAGTCCGATACCAGCAGCGTCTGAAGAGAATGTAGAGATATCCGTCAAAGTATCTAATAAACCTTTTCTTGAGTCAGCATCATTATAATGTAATACACACGACGCCAATTGAGGTACTTTTGTACCTGAGTTGATCATGATTGGAGTTGCCTTTGAAATTAGTTGCTCTGATAAAGATTTGTAATATTCAAATGCGTCAGTAATATTTGTTGTTACCCATAACGCAACTCTCATGTACATATGTTGCGGTCTTTCAACTACTTTACCGTTAGGTCTTTTTAATAAATACATTTCCTGTAAAGATCTCCATGCGAAATAATCAAAATTATAATCGTTATCGTGATTAATCACAGCATCAATAGTATCAGGACCATACTCTGTTATGGTTTCAATTAACTTTTTGTTTATTATACCATCTTCATAAAGTAGCATCATAGTTTGAGAAAAACTATCATTAGTTTCTTTGTGGTAAGATGAGATCGCAACACTAGAAGCTAGTCTTGAATAATCGTGATGGCTACCTGTGTATGATGCAGCAATTTCATACACTAACTTGTCCAATTCTTTCGTTGTTACTTCACCCTCAGTTGGTACTGATGTTATCACTTTGATGAAAATCTCATCTGAATTGACATTTAACCCTTTAGAAGATCTTTTTACTCGGTTATAAATTTTTTGTGGGTTGAATGCTACGATCTCTCCACCTCTTTTTATTATTTTTAATGACATAGTTTGTTATTTAGAAGTCGTCTGTAAATGTTATAGTTTCGTTTAACTTTGCTTTTTGGTATTCCATTGTTCTTGATTCAAAGAAGTTACCTTTAGTTTCAACCGCTATCTGTTCCATGAACTTGAATGGTTGTTCTACATTAAATTCTTTACTACATCCCATCTTCATTAACAAACCATCAACAACGAACTCAAGATATTGTTTCATCAAGTTAGAGTTCATACCGATCAAAGATACCGGTAATGATTCTGTGATGAATTCTTTTTCAATCTCAAGAGCCGACAATAGAATCTCTTTGATTCGTTTCTCGGATGGTTTCTCTTCCAAATGGTTATTTAACAAGTGGATTGCGAAGTCACAGTGTAGGTTTTCGTCTTTGAAGATCAATGAGTTTGCGTTAGCCAACCCTTGCATGATGCCTCTTGACTTCAACCAAAATATGGAACAAAAAGAACCTGAAAAGAAAATACCTTCAACGGCCGCGAATGCTACTAATCGTTCAGCGAATGATGCCTTTTCAATCCACTCCAAAGCCCATTTTGCTTTCTTCTGAACCGCAGGTAATCTATCAATCGCATTGAAACATTCGTCTTTCTCGTTCGGGTTGTTAATGTATGTATCAATCAACAATGAATACATCAACGAGTGAATATTCTCCATTGCCAACTGAAATCCATAGAAGAATTTCGCCTCAGGATATTGTACCTCACGGTAGAAGTTCTCGGCTAAGTTCTCATTAACAATACCATCAGAAGCTGCGAAGAATGAAAGTACATTTTTAACGAAGTATTTTTCATTTTCGGTTAATGATTCCCAATCTCTGATGTCATTTGTTAGGTCAACTTCCTCAGCCGTCCAAAACGCCGCCTGGTGTTGTTTGTAAAATTCCCATATATCATTGTGTTCGATAGGGAAGATGACAAATCGACCAGGGTTTTCTGTTAATATTTTTTCCATTTTTTTAATAAAATTTAATTATTGTTTTTAAGATTCTTGTTGTTCCTTTTGTTTCTTTTTTTCCAAAAGTTCTTTGATCCTACTTCTATTTCTTTCTTCTTTCTGTTCTTCCAAACCTAAGAAAGTTACACTTTGTTCAGTATCTATTTCAAGCATTCCATTATCAAACTTACAGTTTTCAAACACAATACCATCTTTACCGATTCTTGACTTTGTTATCGCAATTGTGGCTAAATTCATTTCTTTCTGTTGTAGACTTTTTGCCACCGTAATAATCACATGTCCAACTTGAGCCTTCTTAATTGATCCACCCATTTGGTCTGTAGTAACAACCTCAGAAGAAATCGAATTACGATTACCTTGTGTTGCCGTCCAACCAGCGATATCCAATTCGTGACACATAGCTTCAAACGCTCTCATCACTGAACCTTCACTTTTCCATTCATCCCCCAACATCTTATCCGGTACAACACAATCAATATAATCCAAAATAATCATATCAACTCTGTTCCCTTCAGCTATCATCTTTCTAACCTGATTTTTAATCTGATTCATAGTGACAGTATCTGATGGAAGTTTTTTCATTATTAATTTATTCTTCCTTGTTGCTTGGATGTGTTTTACTTTTTCAAACACCTCATCTCTGTTTTCAGTTAAATCGTCAGGATGTATTCCCGTCCAAAGTGTAATGTGTTTTCTTTGAATAATTTTTGGGTTATCCTCAAAAAATATCTGTACAACATTGTACCCTAAATTAAATGCGTGGTTAGCAATTTTAGTAGTGAAAGTTGACTTACCAACACCTGTAGGCGCTAAGATAACACCAATTTCTCCTTTTGCCAAACCACCTTTCAAAAGATTATCAATACCTGGTACACCAATTGGAATTGGGTGTCTGTAATCATCATTTAATACCTCGTCAAGGTTGAAGAAAACATCGGTTGTTCCTTTGTCTACTTCACCTACTTGTAATGCCCCTCTTACCATTTCTTCAAGGTGGTCATAACTCTCAAAATCACCTTTATCAATAATTGATTGAGCTTTAGTCATAACCTTCTGTAACTCTTGTTGTTTACAGAATTTTAATGACTTTTCCTGTACAAACATTGATCCGTCGTCTGATACATTTTTAACTTGGTCTAAAGTATCTAATATACTCTTTTGAGCCATAGGAGAGGTAATTTCAGACTTTGTGAGTTGTTCTAATGTGTCAAATGTTGGTGTATGTTCATACTTAGAATAATACTCTTTTATCATTTGACAAATGATACGAAAATATTGGTTATCAAAGTAATGTGGATCAATAACTTCAAGGATGGAATTTGAGAAATCTTTGTATAAAATAATGTTATTTAATAGTTGGATTTGAAAGGTATTTCCCAAGTATCCGAAGTTTTTTTTGTCTGACATATATAATTGTTTTTCTTTGATTCTTTTATAAATATGATTAAATCATTGAATAATTTAGGTATTGGTAAGATAAATTTTTGCCTGATAAAATGTCAGTTAACTCTTTCAATATGGTTTTTATTGATGGTCGTATGTCCAGGGTATATCTTACCTTCGGTGGGTACAATTTGGCGTCGATGGTTCTATGACAAATTGTCTCATTTCCAATTTTGACCATGATGTTAAATTGCTCAGGACCATCAGTATTTGAGGTTTCAAGTACTGAAGGATCTTCCTCAATTTGATATCTATTCTCAAGCATATAGACAACACACTTGTTTCGTAATTTTAAATGGAGTTCGTTTGATAACTCTTTAACATATTCGTACAGATCAATACTTTTCTTAGCGTTAGGGTTAATTCCCTTAACATTAAAAAAACGCTGAACAACAAAATTGTCATTAAGTGTAATTAGAAACTCAACTTTAGTTACATCATTTAGTTCTTTCATAATTTTACTTTTTGTTTTTGAATTTTGACTTTTCTTTTCTTGTTAACTTTAAAAATGGTTTTAAAAAATAAACCCAACTATCATCACTTTTTGGTAGGTATTTAAATAACCCGTCTTCCATCATCATTCGAATAAGGTTCTTGTATCCTCTTCCATCGGGATCTAATGATTCTGAGTAATATGAATCCACCATTTCTTTACCTTCTTGATTAATGAGGGGGGTACTCAAATCAATAAGTTTTTTATTAATGTCATAATACTCATCACCAAAGATGCCCTCTTTTGTTTTACCTGACAAAAGATTTTGTAGTGATTTGTTGTCTTTATTTTCTTTTAGAAGTTCTTCTCCTTTAGATAAAATATCGGTATAATCTACAGGTTTTTCAAGTAGCTCAGGGAAAAACTTAAATAAAGTTTTTTCACCCAAGTAAAAAATACCATCAATGTTGTCCGAACTATCTCCAGTAAGAATTTTGATTGTTTTGACATTATAATGGGGTACTTCAAAATCACTCATTTTGATAGTATCCCCATTCTTATAATATCTTTTTGCGGATGGTGAATAGATAGATACCTTTTCAGATATTAACTGTGTTAGGTCTCTATCACTTGAGAATATAGTTTTATCCTCATCTTCAGAAATCTGACAGTAGTATGCAATTAAATCATCAGCCTCAGAATTTTCAACCTCAACTTGTCTTACAAACATCTCTTCAAGATATTGTTTAACTCGTTGTTTCTGACCTTCGTAAGATTCTTGCTTATACTCATTTGAAGCTTCTTTTCGGTTTAATTTGTATTTTGGGTATATCAACCTTCTCTGTGACGAGTTTGTTTCACTATCCCAAAAGACAACAACTTTGTTATAGTTGTTTTCCTCTATGAATCTTCTTAAGGTATTTAAAAAGTGCCAAATAGCACCGATATGTTGTCCGTTATGAAAGTAATCTTTCACTCCGTGGAAACCAATTTTTATTAAATTGTTCCCATCAACCAATAAGGTTTTTGTCACTTTTTTGTTTTTTAATTGTTACTACTCTACTTCTTCTTTTTCTGCTTTCAAATCGAAGTCACCATCAACTCCAATAATCTCCTTCCAATACTCAGCATATTCTTTCTTATACTTTTCTACGGAAGACTTCTCCTCGGCCGTGTCTTTACCCGGTAAGAACCCGTGTGGTGTTACAATAATTCTACCGTCTTCAAACCCAAGTCCGTTGATGTGATTTTTCATAACGGATACTTTTGTTCGTGTGGCAAACTTTACTGTTCGTTTGTCTTTGGTTGCCGTAATCTTAGTTGTACCAGCACCTTTTTGATTTCCAAACAAGAACACCAATGATGAGTTTAACCAAATAGCTTCACCACCTTTTGCTTTAATTTTAGGTTGACCAAATGGGTTATCAGGTAATTCAACCCAAGGTTGATTCACAATGATAAGGGTATTTTCAAACTTAGAATCAGATTTACGCGATCCTGAAATTCTTTGATTAATTCCCATACCAATCTTGTCTGCTAAAACACTTGCATTGTGTTGCTTACCACCTTTACCTTCATATGTCATCTTACAAGGAACAGACCCCACTGAATCCCATAAGAAACATAATGAATAATCCAACTCACCCTTCTCTTGTGCATCTAACAAACTATTGATGTAATCTGTAATTTGTTCGATGTATTCAAAGTTATTGTTGAAGATAAAGAATCCGTCCCAATCAAGTTCTCCCGTTTCTTCATCAACCACTTCTTCACATTCAAATCCCATTAGTTTTGCATGTTCAAAAGACCACTTCTGCTCTGTAATGATGAACACAGGTAAAATACCTTTCTTTTGTGCATCAACAGCAGTTTTAACTAATGCTGTGGTTTTTCCTGTATCAGAGTGACCTAACAACATATTAAGGTGCCCAATAGCGGGACCAGGTAATCCAACCGCATCTAAGAACTCAGAACCCAAATCAAAAAATCTTTGTGGTTTGTACTTCGCCGATGTGGAGAATTTTTTCTTTAATGAACCGAAATCGTTTTTCTTAATAGCCATATTACAATTCGTATACTTTAAATTCTGTAATGGTCTCTAACTTATCTTTTGCGTCAGTAAGTTGTCCAACCAAATTATCCATTTCTTCTGTGTGTTGTGGATGTTCTCCAATACCAACAGAGTTTGAGAAATAAATATATAAACGAGCTTCGGCATCTGCGATCTCAGCTTCATACTTTTTAATCAAAGCGTCTTTTAATTTTTCTGCAATAATTGGTTTCATTTTTTTGTTTTAATTAGTTAATAAAAAAAGCATGAACACTTGCAAGGTATCCATGCTTCGATGATTTTTTAGAACGGTAAATCTTCTGCCGGTTCTTCATTGGCCTGTGGGTCCGCAGGTGTTGGTGTTTCTTGTTTGTTTCCACCTAATGAAATTTCAGCTTCTTCACCATATACATATTTTTTAAGTTCAGAAGACCAAATTGGTGTTTCTCCAACCGCTACGGCTTCTAAATACTCTACAGGTTTTTTAGAGTAAACATCGTTCCATGTAAGTTCATCCTGAACCCATCCGTCCATAATTTCTTTATCTTCGTGAAGTGGTTGTGGGTCATCATACATGATTGTTTGAATAACTGTGTATTCTTTACCCTGTGGTGTTTTAGCCTTTGTTAGTTCGATGATTAAGTCACGACCTTTTTCTGCGTCTGTAACATCACCTTTAGCCTTCCAAATAGGGAGAATTTTATCTAACACACCTTCTTGTTTGTAGTTGTGTTTAAATCTCCAAAATTTAACACCATCTTGTTCATTATCACGGTCAACTACTTTAACGATATAAAACAATCGAGATCTATATTGTGAAGCCAATTCTTTGTCTTCTTTTTTACCTGTAGAGATAAGTTCGTTATATACTTCGGTCAATGGTGATCGTTCGTTGTCATTTTTATCAGGGTCATACAACTTAACCCATTGTCCGTTTACTTGGATCTCGTGATACCATACTTCAACAAACGGAGACGATCCATCTTTAGTAGGTAAAATACGAATTCTTCGTGATGCAGATTTTTCATTCTTTTGTAAAATTGCTGAAAAATACTTTTTCAAACGGTCTTCTTGTGAAATGTTTGATCGTTGTGAACTCGATGTTGTTGAGTTCTTTTCGTACTGTGCAAGTACTGAATCTAATACTGAATTTGCCATAAATAAATTTTTAATTATTACTCTTTTATCTACAACAAATATAAGTGAATATTCAAGTTTGTCAAATAAAAAAGGGACCGTAAAGTCCCTTTATATTATGTTTAATTTTTTTTTAGTTTTGGTCTTCGTTATCGTAGATATTGAAAGTTTTTTTGATCTCCCCTGGTGAAAAGTTTTCAACATCGTCTGAAGTTAAAACATATTCATTTTTTCCCGTTTTATCCATTTCAACTTCTTTGTCTTGGAAAAAATCAGTAAGTTTTTGATTATAAGGATATGAGTCTAACGATCTTAACATAAGTTTTTCCTCTGGTGTTTTTTCTCTATACTTATCGAATTTATTTTCAAGGTTATTTATTTTATCCATGATTTGATCCATCGTATTCAACTTACTTTCTAAATCATCTAACTTTGAGAACATGTTAGTCATAAATTCCTCTTGTTTTGTTTTGATTTCCTGTTGGTTAGTTACTAAATCGGTAATATCAATTTCTTCTGTATCTTCGGTTTCTGTACCAGTCCCTTCGGCATCCACTTCTTCTACATCAGGGTCCGATTGTATATCAATAGGTTCTGCCACTTCTTCAGGTGCTGCTGCATCTGTACCTGTTGCAGCTTCAGGTGCCGCTGCGGCATCAGGTGCTGCCGGAGTCGTTGCGGTGGCATCGGCCTCAGGAGTAGGTTCTTCCTCAGGTAATGGAGCATCTCCTTGTTCTTTTAGTATGTAGGTATTAATTTGATTAAACCTTTTTAGTTCTTCGATGATTTTTTTATCAATATTCATTACCTTATTTTTATCCGTTAAGTAATGTCTTAACACCTGTCGGTGTTTCGACTTTTAATGTTCTATTAGTTTTCATAGTGTTGTCAACTCTTTCAATAAGACCATCTTTCATTCTTATCGTATAACAATCACCTGTATCTAAATCACAAACTTCTTGATAACCATTACCACTATCTCTTTGGGTAACTCTAGTATCTTTTTTTAGATAGTCGTCTAAAAGTGCTTTCATGTTCATAATAATTTCTATATAAATATATCGTTTATGGGAAATAAGTTACCGCAAGCTCAACAAGTTGTTGATATGCACTATATACACTTGGTAAAATAGTTTCATTCTGTACATTTGTGAGAACAAAATCCTTCATTTGACTTGCACTTTTTCCTGTAAAACCGTAACCCGTATCCCAAGTCGCAATAATAAATTGAGCGATTGCTTGTTTTGTAGTTTCTTGTTGGTTACCAGTATTTAAAAGTTTCATTTCCTCAACTATTGGTCCTAAATTTTGATACAACTTGTAAGTAATTTCTATTGATTCGATGGCTTGTGCAAATGAGAATAATGGATTGGTTACATTATCAACACTAGTACACACCAAGGAATTAAGTCTTGGGTCGTCGCTGTATGTGTTTTTACCCGTCAACTCAAACAAGTTATTGTTAATAGGTTGTAATAGATTATCCTCGAAACCATTTGAAGATCTTGTAATTGCAATAACAAAAAGTGTAATAGCAATATTTTTATCAATACTTGGTATTGATTTGATGAGGTTAGCAAATTCATTAAAGGTCAAATTACTTCTACTGATGGCAACAAAAGGTAAGGTGGAGTATTTTGAATTAACTAATAACTGACATTCATCTTCAGGTTTCAATGTTGTTCCAACCGCCTCAGGTTGATCAAGGTTAGTTGTCGCTCCTTGTGGTGCTGAGATAGGGTTAGGTCTTTGAAGTGCAATACTTTTATACTTCTCTAAATAATTCTGTTTTATATATGTTGCCATACTATCGGGTGGTGGTAATTCATATATTGGCATTCTAGTACCTTTGAATTCTGTTTCAAATCCTTGAGGAGAGATTCTATGTTCAACACTATATATTTGATATGATCCCGCAAAAAGTGGAACATGTCTCAAATTGAAGTACATAAGTGGTTGTATCATCACATTACCTAAGGATGAAACTGTACAGCTATATGAAGAACTTAAATATAAAGAATATATTGAGGATGTTTGTTGAGCGATTGAATCCCCATTTACACCATTTGCAATTTGGTCTCTCACTAAAAATGTTGCTCCTGTTGGTTTTTTTTCGTCCATACCAACTTCTAAATTTGAGAACATATTTTGGTTTTGAATACCAAAGTCTACGGTAAACGCAACCACTTTATTTGAAAGTGAAAAATTGTATGGTGGTGTTACAGGTATTCTTACAGGACAAGTAGACGGGTTTCTAAAATCATAACTATCGTCATTATATAATACCGTATTATTATTTGACTTAGGGTGTTCTGATGTTTTACCAACATACGACAAAACAAACTTTGGTTTAGAGTCTATGTAGTTAACTTCAG